AAAGCCCTTATAACGTGTCATTTTCCTTTTTTATTTCCAGGTGATTTCTTTTTTATTTGAATATTTTCAAATTTAGAATCTTCTGATTCAGGCTTAGGCTTAGGTTTTTGCCACTTTTTTTTAAACCATTTAAACATTATTCCATTTCCATATTATCGTCTGGCGGCTGATTAGTAAGGGGGTCTGTCTGAATAGCTGCAATAGCTGCTTCATCATCGTAATCAGAAGGAATAAAGTCATTGTACTTAGCAACCGATACGAAAGTATCCCGTGGAATAAGACCTGACTGATACCATTCAGTAACCAAACGCATTGGCCCTTCACCACCAACAACTGGTGCAAAGTCTGCTGAGAGAGTAAACTCAACATCGTTGCCTGTGTACTGTGTGTTGTACTTCCAGTTAAGCATAAAAGAAATTACTTCCCGCATAATATGAGATACTTTGGCATTAAGAGTACCTAGCTGTGCTGTTTGAGAAGCGTTTCGGATTTCTAAAGCAATACCTGACTGTGCTGTTTCAGGAGAAAGCATTCGGATACCCATCTTAGCCATTTCTTCTACGGTCTTTGTAATAGCAGTATCCATGTCATTTAAGGCGCTTGTAGGTGTTTCAAGAACACTAACAGACTCGTCTTTACGTACCCGTAACCACGTACCTAGCCCTGCAGACACCAACTCTTCAAACTCTTCGTCTGTCATGTCAGAAGAGACAATAGGGGTATAGGTCGCAGCCCCGTATAGTAGGTGGTTCCTACGTGATACCTTGTTGTACAGAGAAACCTCACGATCAATAAGAGGCATGAGCACTGGTTCAACAGGTTCAATATGACCGTTGAGAGGCCAAGCAGGAATTCGTTTAAGACGCTCACCAAACATTTGAGGAGTTATTGTGTCGTACTTTTCAAATTGTGTTTCTGTACGGATATCTTTATAGTCTTGTGTTACTTCGCCGTTAAGAACTTTAAGTTCTGCGTAAGTATCTTTTTGGCGGTAGTAATCCATAACAAGATAGCCGCCTTCATCTAAGTAGTGATCACAGACAGTATCTACGTAGTTAGGATGCCAAGGGTTTTCTTCGTCAAACTCTTCAGTTAAGTACCTCAGTACTAGTCGAGTAAGAGTTCTTTGTCGAGTAATTGGATGAACATCTACTTGGTAGTTAATGACGTTTTCAGCCTTAATAATTACTGGATAAGGCGCAATCATGTTACGCTCTTCAGGGGTTAAAGCTTCTTGTTGTTCTTCGGTAAACTTCGGGTAATCAACTGACACCCAACAGCGCGAGGTCTGAAGTTCCTCCCATAGAGCGGAGTCAAGGAAATTAAAGAGAGAACGACCATCCAAAGTAAAATTTGTTTCAATCCAATCTAAAGCCTCTTCTGGAATTCCTTCGGGAAGGGTTAGTTGTGATTTTTTGCGTAACAAGGAACTAATTAATACTTTACAGTACTGCGCGGTTAACCCTGAGAGTTCTGCTTCAGCTTTGTAAAAATTGTACTGAGCTTGAGTCATAGAAGGAGAAAATGGCAACAAAAGATTAGAGTAGTCAGTTGCCAGAGTAGTGTCGTGCGCCTTTACATTAGCCTCCCCTTGAAGAATCGCTCTTGCTTTTTTCCATAAAGGAGTAAGAGAATGATAAGCATCACTAGGGTCTGCTACGGACTTCTTAACTGTTTTAGTAGTAGTAATTTTCTGTGCCATAGGGATTCCTTACCATTTAGCTTTGTTTGCCCAATAAGCAGCAGACATTTTTCCTGAGTTAAAAGGAGTACCCAGAATTAACTAGGTACCCCGAAAGAGGAACGGTCAGCTTGTAGGGATATCATAAGCTGTTCCTCAGTAAACTTATATCATAAGCGATCACTATTTTTGTGAATATTCTTTTTATAAGTCTGAAAGAAAACTTGCAAAGAAAACAAGGCCAATTATACCGCCTACCGCAGTGATTACTATTAGCCCAATGCCAACCCTAAACATTATTGTAGCTAATACTTTTTGCCTATGCGCTTCTGCAGCAACCCTCTTCTTTCTTGAAGTTGCTTGAAACTTTACCCAGTCATTCCACAATCCCGGTCGGCCTGACCATATCATAAATTCTTTAAGTTCTTCTTCATTTTTACGAATAGACTCTAATGCAAGAAACTCTTCCATGTCATTAACCGCATCGGGATCACTGAATAGGCTGTTTTTCTTCTTTTTGACTTTATCTTCTAATTCTGTTTTTGCGCCAACAAACGCTGCCATTTGACTTGCTACTCTTGTCAAGTCTCCTGTATTTTGTACAGTCTTTTTAATAATAGCAAAAGCAGCGTTGGCTGCAGCAAGTTCCACTAGCATGGTGGGCCTCTTTTACTTTCTACTCTAACATTTTGAGTGCTTGCTCAAGGGTTTCTTTATTTCGACGTGTCCAACCTTTTCCAAAAGTTTCAAAAGTCTTTAAACTTTCATAAAATTTTTGTCTTTGCTTGTTAATGCTTTTAATTACTTCTTTGGGTTCAGCAGCATTAACTGCCTTAAGAGTTTGAGGTCCAACACCACCGTCAACAGTAGCCTTGATACTTTTTTGCATTGCTTTTACTGGTCGCGACATTCCAGAGTTTACACCCCAGTCAAAAACAGCCCAATCAAGGCCGCTTGGGAGGTCATCACATTTAGCTTTGTCCCAGTAATTCTTTTTGTAAATTGGTGCAACATCTTCGTATGTCAGCGCCATCATTTGAGCCTTTGAGCTGCTCTTGCCAATATGTGAATCATATACGGCCTTAGTCACCCCTAAGTTTGTCATACCTCCGGGATCTTTGGGATGATTTACAAAACCCCCTTCGTGTGATAACAACATGTCTAAACAAACTTTAAAATTATCTTTCATTCTCTATCCTACTTTTTTCCAAAAAACTTACTTACCGAACGCATACCAATAGATGCACTCACTATACCACCTAAGGCAATCTGATACCACTGAGGCATTATCTCTAGTGAGGCAAACCCTGCTGCTACAATGTCATTCCCCCATTCACCACAAAAAGCTAGGATAAGCGGAATACTAAACAAGAGTGTAATCCATTCGTCTTTCCAGCTGTTTTCTGTAGCCCTCATAGCCTCAAGATCCCAATCAAGCTCTCCGGTAAGCTGCTTCTTTTTTATTTCAGCTTCGGTAAGTTTAATCTGAGTCTTTCCGTCAATAATGCTTGTAGCTAGACCTGTGAGGCTACCTATTAGTGCGCCTATCATGTTTCATGTCCTAACCATACAGCAAAAGCACCTGTCATAGCGCCCGTTACGGTTGCAGTTAAAGCGGTTGCTTGTGAGGTCATGGCTTCAGGAGGAAGATCCATAAACCAATAAAGCACTGTTACGTACATAAAAGTCATTGCCAACATCATTAGTCGTGGCAAGATCTTCCACTGAAGAAGTCTTTCCATAGTTACTGCCATAAGGTTTCCTTTTGTTTAAGTTAAAGATGCTCTATAAACGTCTAAAATTTCATTTTTTAATTGATGATCTTCCATCGCCATGCCACCTTCGATTGTAAGCTCTATTGTGTCTATAAGTTTTTTAAAAGTTGACAATTCTTGCCATATCGAAGCCCTTACTAAAACTATGTTACCGATAGGTTTAAACATTTTAGATGTTATTTCGCAATCATAATTAATTTCTTGTGTCATATTGTAAATTTCCCAAAATAAACTGTAAAATACGCGCCCCACTTGCTAAAAAAACTTTCAGAAGAAGTAACAAAAACATCTGCTGCTGGAGTACTCGAAGTATTGGTTCTGTTTTCACAAGTCCCAAAAGAAACTTCTTGTTGATCAGACTCCCAACCATTTGAAGAGTGAGTCCAGTCCGCATAAATTGAACCGCCCTGATTAGCTGTAGCCGCTTGATATCGAAGAGTAAGCGTTCTTGTAAACCACTGTTCTCCGTTAGCAGTAAAAGCTGTTTCGAGAAGAGTAGTTCCTGACAGGTTAACCGCGCCTGAGTAGGCAGTGCTAACTGTATTATTTGCTACTGTAACTACTTGAGGGGGTAGAGTAGTATTTATAACCCCATAGTCAGACTGAAAAGGTCTATCAGCGATTCCGTACTGAACAAGTTGACCGTTGTAATCACTCAGTCTTCTCAAACCGCCGTTTATAAGAACAAAGTCAGCGTCTACACCTACTTGATCAATCGCTGCAATAAACTTGACAGAGGTAGTCTCATGGGGGAGAGCAGCTCTAGACCAAGAAGTTCCCTCAACACTTACAGAGTTGTTAGGATGATACCCATTAAAATCTGTAAAGGGGCAGTTTACCAAAGTAGTTGTTCCAGAAGGTATGCCTGTAAAGTAAATATGACTATTAGGAATATTAAACTCATGCCCATAGGCAGTAGCATCACTTAACCCTACAGTGCCGTGTGATATAATATGTGGCATAGGGGTGTCAGTGTTAAAAATTACATCATTACTAGAATTTTTTATAACTAGGTTATTGTTGCTTAGCTCAAAACTCATATTTTTATCCCAACACTGTTTCCGCTACTTGCCCAGTTTGCTACAGTAGTACCTTGCGCCGAAGTTGAACCTCCAAAAGAGCCTTCGTAAAGAGGATTAGTTGGAAATACTGAAGATATCAGAGTAGTGTTATAAGGATTGGTGTCGGGAAAATGATAGACATAGTTAGTTCCCCCTGCCTGAGCGTTATTATGCCGATATCCCCACTGAGGGCTTGGCATAGTGGGGTTATAGATTACTTCCCCGCTTGGAGCAACAACCTTTAGTTTTCCTCTTTGAACATCTGCTGTTTTTGCCTTACTAAAGTAAAAGTCAGGGTTAGTGTCTTCTCGCCTTATATACTTTTTGTCTGTGTCTAATCTCCCTGCACCTGCTGTAAAGTTTGTGGAAGTTATTTTTAAGGTGTTATCCGCAGAAACATTACTATTGCTAACAATGTCAAACATATAAACAGTGTAGGTTTTGTTTACTGCGGGAAGAGAGTCTGAGTGAGTAACATAAGTTTCTCTGATTTTAATAGAGCTACCGTCATTGTAAGCCCCTACTGCTCTAACGCTTGCTCCTGAACTTTGAATAGGAAGCCCCTGCATAAGTTGATTGCTATTTTCTTGAACAATAAAAGGGGTGTCAAGAGTGCCTGAATGACTCATTAAAGTATATTCTTGAGTACCCTTCAATATAGCATAAGAAGCCCCTGAGTGTTTGCTCTGAGAAGCGGAAGCTGCAGTTCTAACAGGGTGAGAAACAATCTTTGTAGTTGCTGTTTGAGTGCTACCTAAGTAATTTAAATCAGAGTGAAAATAAAGAGAATTTAATTTTTGTGAAAAAGTAAGAGCATTTGAAGTCCCTACAGGATCATCTGCTGCAAGCTTATAATTATCAATATAACTTTCGTCTCCCTCATAAATAACACAACTAACTTTTTCAATAGACGCAGAAAGAACATCCCCTACGTTAACAGTAGTGTTCCAAATAATATACATGTCTGTTGGATTATATAACAACATAAAATAATGATATGCAGCGGGGTTGTCTGAAGAGCTTACTAATGTTTGTCCGTTTAATACTACTGTCCAAGCATCTTCGGGGAACACAGGAAGCGGCCCTACAAACTGGGTGTTAGATGCGGCAAGAGTGCCAGACGCTACTACCTTTGTTACAGGGCCAGACCAGAAAGTTTTAGACATGTTTGCTCCTAACGTAGTTGAGTATCCAGTGAGACCAGTCTTCTAGGTCTTCTATACAACTAATTCTCCCTGAGTAATGGTGTAAAAACTTACTATCACCGAGGTATATTCCGCAGTGATTTGGATTTTTATTTTCAAAAGAATACTTTCCAACCCCAAAGAAAATAGCATCTCCTTTTTGAGGATTAACTGTCATTTCCCAGTTATTATCTAGTTCTTCATTACCATTAAAACTTGTTGCGGACCATCCATTTTTGAGTTCTTGTAACTCAGCAGTCATCGGCGGCGGCGAAAAGTTGTAGTTAGCCTTGTAGTAATCTTGAGCAAGCTTATAACAGTCCCAAGATCTAGGGTTATAAGGTCTTCCCTCTAAAGGAGCTATACTCCTCCAAGATTCAGGGACTATTAAAGCATGTTTTCCACTAGGCCACTCCACATAAAAAACAGGGTTATCTACGTCTTCATCTTCGACTAAAGAAAGGTCTTCGCAAGTTTTTATACTTGCATAAGAGTTTTCAGAAGACTCAGAAAAGGATAGCTTTCCCTTTGTTACAGTAGAGTAATACACATTGTCTTTTGAAGTGTTCCTCCAAAAATCAGAGGCAGTCATTAGTAAAGATAATTCTGATACCATTATTTTCATTTGTTTATACCACTATTAATATTTCTTTATTTGTTAAATCTATTTTAAACTTACCGTCAGCACTTTCAAGCTTTCCTGCTGTTAAAGTTCCCATATTAGCAGTTACGGCAGAGAGGTTAGTTACATTGAGTTTATCCGAAGTAACTGTCCCAGCAACCATTAAGTCTCCATCAATAAAATCTGCTTGAGTAACCCAAGAAGAACCATTGTAAATATAAGCAATTGCAATATCTGTACACTTGATTATAAACCTATCTGAGTCTACTACCGTGAGAGAAGTTGCTGTTGTAAACGCTGCATTAAGTCTTGTCTGTTGTTGAAGACTTGCCCCTGAAGTATAATAACTAGAAGCGTTTGTTGTATCAATATATCTCCACCACCCTGGACCCCTTGTCCCAGCAGTGCCTAGTGGTACAAAGGTTAACCCATTTACTGGAAGGCTAGGGGAAGAAACCGAAGAGAAAAAATTCACATGGGTTTTTCCTATAGGGCTAAAAGACTGATTCCCTCCTGAAGTACTATCTGCATAAATAGGGAAAGTACTGTTTCCTGAAGTCCCGTCTGAGCCTACAAATTTATGGAAGGCTACTCCCGCTCTGAGGGGTAGAGTCGGTTGAGCACCCGTGTGAGAGTAGTACGCTACAAACTCTTGAGTAGAAAAAGTATAAGATTGAGTGTTAGTAGCCGCATTAGCGGTGTTTGCATAGATTATTTCAACAGTCCCATTAGTTAGTAACTGCAAGGTCTGCTGCAAAGTCACCCTGTTAGAAAGCCTATTATTTATAGACCGCGCTCTTACCGAAAAGATATAAGTTCCCGTTTTCATTCCAAGAATGTCAAACGTTGTATTCACTGTTGTGCCTACTTGTTGGTACTGATTATCATTTTCCGTAGAAAGTTTTGCTTCAACAACGTAATCCGTTGCAGAGATATCATCCGAGGCTGTCCAAGTTAACTTCCCTGCAGAGCTGCCATAAAGTTGATTTGAAGAAGATGAAAAAGAAAGTGATGTTACTGGAGCTACCGAAAAATCAATTTCAGGAATTATTGAGTAAGATACATCGTCTAGTACATTCCAAGCTAAAAACCCTGAATGAAAATGATAGCATTTAACTTTTACTGAAAAATCATCATTAATTCTAATTGATTCAACTTTAAAATGATATCCTGTTTCATTAGCTTGACCTCTGTTCTGAATTAAACCTGCAGCATCAGACTTAATATAAATAATGTCTCCTGGCTCTACTGTCATTGCTTTTCTAGTAAGTGTAATATCAACTGTAAAGATGCCTCTTGATTTTCTTACTTGCTGTTCAGCGTAAGCCTGTGCATGATATTTGTTGGTAATACCGTCTGGAGAAAAACTCTTAGTCAAAGGATTATTATTATCTTCAGCTAAAAAGGTAGCGTAAGGAGTGTTAGCCACTGATGATGTTGGCGGCCAAGTTATAGAATCCATATCAAAGTTTTCGGATTCATTAGGAAATTGAACGGTAGCTTGAGTGAATCTTTCTTGAGCAGTAGGCCATACAATAGTCACTTCTTCTCGAACAATATCGTCGTCTCCAAAAGAATGATTACTGTTAACTAATGCTGATACAGCGGCTTCATCTACAGGGTATTCTAAAGATAGCTTGTATTTGCCATCAGGTGTCCATACAAGACTTGTCATTCCCATAGTAGACAGAATTCTCTCAATGTTATCTCTAATAGTTTCGGAAGTGTCCAGAGTCATATTACATTCATAAAGACGAATAGTGTCCGTGTTAGGAGTGTTAATTTCAGTGTAAGTAGGAGTACCATTGTTAGCTACGGCTAAAGAATAAAGCTGAGAAGTATTTTCTGCAAAATATAAATAAGTTGAATTAGACAAATCAGTAGTTGAAAAGTCACTCTGAGAAAAGTCATTAACCCCTGGAAAGGCATCGTTATTTGAATAACTAAAAATAGGTTTAGTTCCGTTAACACTCCCTCCGAGAGTTGCATTAGTGAGTTTTACTGTATCACAAATAACTGCAGAGTTATAAAAAGAGACTAAGTCTACCTTATCAGCTGGAAGACCTCTGCCATAGTTAGTGTTTAGAAGGTAGTCTAACAAACAATAAGCAGGGTTATTTGAATATTCATAAGTAGTATTTAAAGTGTAATTCGAGCTATTAATTTTCCTTACTTTTTTACCCTTTAAAATATACTCAACTTCAGGGCTACCACTATACTGAGGGGTTTCTCTGTTAAGTTTAAAAAAAGAAGAAACCCAAGCTATGTCGGTAAAAGTATTAGTAGAAAGAAACCCCATACTACTAGAGGCGCTATCTCCTCCTCCAGAGTTATGTATATGGAATCTATGATTATATTTAGAGTTGCTGTTTTTCATTTCACTTGTTAGACCACGATAGTCAAGCCCATCTACTAAAACGTGTTGAACACCTTCAATTCCACCGTGACAGAGTGCTGTTTGAACTCCTAAAAATTCTTTTTTAGAACCGCTAACACTAGTGTCACTAAAGTCCTTTTCAAAAGCATTGTCATAATTTACTGGACTAGAAGCTGAATAGCCGTTTTTAACTTTGTGTCCTGTTTTTACTCCTGCAGCAAGTTGCTTACCGTATATAACAGGTAACGGGGCTGCTTCTGAAGTTACATTAAACTTTTGTCCACGAGCCTTATCAAGGGCAGCTTGACGCCGCCGCTCTGCTTCTCTCGCAAGTTTTTGTTGATATGCAGCCGAAGCAAGGGTGAGGCCAAGGCTAAGAATATTACCAATTCCAAAAGGCATTAAATTTTCCCCCATGAAATAGCAGTTTCATTATCATCGTAAATGTTGTCAAAAGAGGTGTCTGTAGAATTCTTTTGATCCATTCCATCTTTAGAAATCATAGTTAAGTTTATCTGATCTAAGTCAGCCATAGGAGAAGTCCCTTCTATTTTAGCAATCTTAGTATCCCAATTAACTGCTATTGTTGGGGAGTCAATAAATCCTGAGTAAAGAAAAACAATATCACTAACGCTATTACTATCAACGCCAAGCATAGGTTGTTCACTACTGTTCAACAAACCCAGACGAACCTTTATATTATTGCCAATTACGCCTTGTTTAAAAGTGTCAGAGAGACTGTTGGCAGCATCAGTTAGAGTAATAATGTAGGCTTCTCTATCAATTATAGAAGAGAATCTTGGAGAATCTATTTCGAAGACTCCCCCATCGCCAACCCAAGTTTGACTATTCCAGCTAATATCCCTGTTAAAGCTAGTATAATAATAAGTAACTCTGTTTGTGTTGTTTGCAGAAACTCTTTCTAAGTCAATTTCAATTAAGAAAAAATATGTAACAGACCCACTGTTTAGAGCAGTTGTAAAGTTAGTTGAAAAAGACCTAGCCATTATACCGCCTCAATTAAATTAATCTGGCCAATATTTGATAAAATTCCGTCTGTAAAAGTTATACCTTGTTGATTGCTAATATCTCTGTAGTAAGAGAATTGAACAAGATCTTTTAATACAATATTATCAGAGGTACTTAGAGTCTTCTTTAATCTTGGATAAATATCAATAGCTGAACCTGAGTTTGCAAAGTTTGCGTCTGAAGTTGTAACATAAAGTTTATCGCTATTAGTAAATTTTATAAAAGTACCTTTAGGCATTAACCCTGTTAACACTGCCGTACCTGCACCGATATACACTTGAGTTACCCCTGTGCTAGCAGCGACAGATATTGGCATAGTTATTTCATTTAAATTTGCGCCAACTTCTCCTGTTTTATAAAGAGTATCTTCGCCCGAAGAGTTGTAACGAGGTTTAGTTGAGCTAGTCAACTGCGGCATAATCATGGTATTTGCGCCTTCAATGTCCTTAAAGGAACTAACAAATAGATCTGCCTGATTACTATTTTCAGCAATAATGTCAAAGGATAACTCCCAACGTTGAGCACCTTGAGAGGCTCTCTGTGTTTTTAAAGAGATAGTAGTCATATCGAACATAGGTTCGTTTGATGTAATTGTGAAAGGAGCAAGGATTTGTGCTCCGTTATAGTAATAAGTTTTCATTGATTAGTTCCTTAATTAGATTTTTTCTGCTATAAACATCCTCACTAAGTCAGCAACTATGTCGCTTCTTACGATGTCTTCTACACCAAACTCAATCACAGGGAGGTTAATACCGTTAGACTGTATAAGCCTAGAGAACCTCATGAGATCTGCCCCAGCCTTAACGTCTGACTGCGCAGGATCACCCATAAGAATTAGTTTAGAATTTTCGCCGATGCGTGTACTTATGGCCTTTAGTTCATCCATGTTTAAATTTTGAGCCTCATCAACTAACACAAGAGCATTCTCGTAAGAACGCCCCCGTATAGTCTCAATGGGCTGAATCTCAATGTCATTTTTACTCATTAAATACTCATACTTGCCCGTACCAAAGGCTTTCTTAAGAACTTCCAACATAGGAAGTAACCAAGGAGTCATCTTCTCAGCGATAGTTCCTGGGAAGTGTCCTAGACTTTTACCTGTGGGTACGTTAGCGCGTGTAAGGACTATTTTGCGATAGCCCCCTTTCAGAAAGAGTTGTGCTACTGTTCCAGCACTACAGTAAGTTTTCCCAGTACCAGCGCAACCAATGGTCACTACAACTGGACTTTTCTTAATAGCTTGTATCAAGTAGTTTTGCTTCTCATTCTTAGGAAGAACATGAAATCTAGGTAATACGTGAACATTACCTTCATTCTTATCAGCATAACGGGACTTTTTCTTTTCTGATCTTCTTGACATAAAGAATCCTTTATTTGGTATTTCTAGGGAGACCTATCATTAGCGATCTCTATTTTTAGTAGTAGATTTGTTCTTTAGCCGGATCTACTGATTTGGGGATACAGTAAGCCCTTCTAGGGTCATTGTTAGGGTGAGATCCAAAAGACTTAATAAGTTGTTCTGCATAGTAGTTGCAGCTTTCAACTTTGCGAAAGTACATATCATCGCTTATAAGTTTTTTGTCCTCACCCGCTCCTATGTATAACATTAAAGCAAATACGTGGATCATTGTACGGGCTTTGTAGGCCAGTCTCCCCCGTTGCCTTCTATGTCGGCTGTTGCCAAGTTAGGCCAGTTAGCGTGAGCAGTAATGTTGCGTAGTGCCGTACGATAAGTAACCCAACTAGCATGAGTTGCAATGCTTGCTTCTAAAGCCTTAGTAACAACCCAGTCTGAGTCTGCTAAAAGAGTATCTCTTTTTGCTCTGTTACGAGCAGCCACTTCAGAATTAGCTGCAGTAACTACCGCCGCTTCTTCTTCGTCTGTCATGTCAGTAACTCTACGGGTATATACTTTACCAGCTGATAAGTAAGGTGTTACACTCTCGTTCTTTTGTGTAGCGCTGTCATACTCTTGGAAAACAATTACTTCAGCGCAGCTATTGGCCGCCAACCAATCACTGTCAGGTCCAGACCTTGGGAAGCTATTGTTAGGGAACAGAGACTTGTGATCTGCTATCTCGCCTACTGTTGAGCCATCTAATCGTGCTATTTTCATGTCTATCGTCCTTTGTCTAAGAATGGTTCTGTATCTGGAGTAAAGTTGCTGGTGTAACGAGCTATGCTGCTAACCCTAACTTCATCAAAGTACCCTTGAGCATGATTCTGATTTGAATACCTACCGCCAAGATGCAACCGTCCAGAATAAAGATCGGTACTGTCACTATATGACCCTACAGAGCTGCCCTGTTGGTAAAGTTTTGTAGTCCCACTACTACGAACTAATGCTAAGTGTGTCCAAGTATTTAGTGAAACTCCCGCACTAGCGGCAAACCTTTCGCCCCCACCGACAAAATATCTTAAACGCAAAGGGCTTCCGTCAAAATAAACATCTATATGGTGTGTATTACCTGAATGACGCATATCAAAAATATTATCGTATTGATTTATAGCCGTTAAATAAACCCAACCTTCTATTGTAAAATCTCCTATGCCAAACGCAAAAGAAGGGTTGACTGCTGTTCGCGCAAGGTCATTGCCGTCTAAGTATACACTACTATCTCCAAATTTCTTTTGTGTGGTACTTATGTTTGCACCATCTTCCAACGTCAAAACATTCTGTGCCGCACTATCAATCGCCTGACCATCTGCCATGTTTAGAAGTAGCTTGGTGTTAGTGATAGCTGTGAGAGGGGCTGTTGGAACTGTGTAACTTGTGCCAGAATATACAGCAGAGCCTTTAACCATTCGTGCATCAGAGATGTAACCTCCCCAGTAGGAGCCGCTATTCCCGCCTATGCCCAAAACACCTGTGCTATTATTAGCAGTTATATTCAGTGTGTCTGTACGCACTCTTGCACCATTAACATAAATAGAAAACACATTACCGGACGCTCTGGAAAATGCCACATGTGACCAAGCATTTAAAGGTAACCCCGTGTTGTCTGCTATTTTATCGTAAAACGATCCCCCTGACTTTATAATATATCGTAGAGTTCTACTTGAGTTATTTGAAAGCATCAAGGCCCAAGCGTGCGATCCGGTCCATTGGCCTATTATAATTGCTTGTGACGCTGGGTTTGTTGGATAAACCCACGCTTCTGCTGTAAATAAACCAGCTCCTACGTCAAAATCAGCACTGTCTGTGGCAGAAAGTTGATCCCCAGAGGCATCAAAGTAAGCACTCGCCCCGTTTACCGCAGGGTCATACACTTTTGAATTCAGGAATGGGCCGAATGATGTGACTTTTGGGTCACTTATTAGTGTTAAAACGTGACTAGATGTGGAGTCATCCAAGAAATTATTACTGCCCAAAACAAGCAGTTTAGTATTCGTAATAGCAGTCAAGGCAGAAGTTGGAGCGGTAAAACTAGAACCAGAGTAAACTGCCGTACCTTTTACGAGCCGTAAATTTGATATCCTACCCTTATAAAAGGAAGTTGCACTTGCATTACCAGCAGCGCCAATGCGAATTATGCTTGCTGAGTTATCAGCTGGTGCAGTAATAGAACCAGTGCTAATCTGTGCTCCATCCACATAGAGTGTTACGGTTGCACCAGAATTAGTAAACACGCCAGCTAGGTGATGCCAAGCACCGTCATTAACTGAGGCTCCTGCCTTGCCAACCTCGACAGTACCTATAAACATACCGAATTTATTAGCGCTTGATATAAACATCCCCCATCCAGGGTTTCCACCAGCCCCGCCGTTCCAACATGCAATTATATTTTGGTATCCATTGAAGGTAGTATTTACAAAACACTCCACCGTATAGCTGCCAGCGTCTACATTGAAGTCGGCATCTTGTGGCACAGTAAAACAATCACCACCATCAAAGTCCACAGACCAGTTGGTTCCATAAGGCCCGAAGCTACCTTGAGTTACATTACCAGCGGCAGTGATGGTGTGGTTACTTGCAGAGCCGTCATCAAACGCATTGTTCAGGCCATTGTTTGCACCGTCAAAGTGAGACAGAAAACTAACACGATTGAACTGATCATCTGAGGGACCACCCCCTGCTGATGCTGATGCCCCCATTAGGGTCTTATCAAAGGAATTAGCCAAGTGCCGCTCCCCCTAAGAAGCCATAATAGGTTGTACCAGCATCTCTGGTTAAAAACCCATAGGCGTTTACTTCAGAAGCTCCAGGTGCATCAGGAGCTGTAGCAGCTGCCCAGTCCACTGAACTAGGCCAAGTAATAGTTTTAGCACTACTTGGTTGAGTAATTACTAAGGTAAAGCTATAGGCAGTTCCGCTGGCGGGAGGGTTACTAAAAACAAACGTTGTGTTCTGATCTAGAGTTACCGAAAAAGAAGTTGCTACAGACAAGTCTAGTGTTACTGTTGCCCCTGCTGTTGCTGCAGAGTAGGTTTCTAAGTAAGACTTAGGTTTAATGCTATCATCCAACCCTGCTGTAGAAAGTAGAGCACCTACCGCAGCGTTATTTCTTGTTGCTGTCATTTACTTTGTCCTTAAGGTTGAGAAGGCCACACTATACTAGCGGGGAAACCCTCTTGGGCTGGAATATCTCTCAGAGCCGCTCTGTAAGTAGTCCAGTCACTTGTAATACGGTCTGCTAGTGCCATGCTATCAGAGGCGGCTAGTAGGTCGTCTCGTTGAGTTCTTGCCGATATAGCCAGCATAGGAGTCATGTCCGGTTGTGTTTCTTGAAAGTCAGGCCAGTCAGTTACAACGGCAGCGTCATCAAACACTGCGCCGTCGCCTGTAGTCCTGTTGTAAAATATTTTAGTCATTTGTTTATTCCTTTATGCATGATAGATTCTAATATTACCCTGTGCTCCTGGCCGTCCAGCGGGAGAGGATGTATTTCCCCAAGATGGGTGTGTTCCTCTAGCGGGACTTCCACCGCCTCCAGGGATAGTAGGGAGAGACCCTTGTTGGTTACTGCCCTGTCCAGAGCCACTGCCATTTCCGGGATTATCTCCTGCGCTTCCTCCATAAGTAGAATCTTGACCGTTCGGTCCGCCAGAGCTGTCCCAAGCCATTTGGCTGCCAGAGCCTCCTGAAAAGACAGTCTCATAGGCTGTAATATTACCAATGACTACGTCAGAGGGCAGGGCTGTATTAAAGCCGCTAGTATAAAGTGCAGGGTAAGTTATCGCGAAGTAGTTAGCTGTGTCAGTAGAACCTGCGCCACTAACACCAGATATATTGCTATGGCCAGTGTGTCCGGTTGAACCCCCAGCACTTACCGTACCAGAACTATAAACAACGCTGTTTATTGTGACAGTGGTTGCTCCACCATTAGCACCCCTTTGGGTAGTACCTCCACCACCACCATTACCACCTGCACCGATTACATACGCCGAGCCATGTAGTTGGCTTGCTTTGCATTGAACCATAAAGGCATAACCACCCCTACCGCCGTAAGCGGGTGTGTTGTTAACTCCAGCATCACTAGAAGTTCCACCACCTTGGCCACCACCAACACCGTAAAGCCAAACAATAGCATTATCAGACAGACCTGCAGGTTTAGACCATGTGCCACTAGAAGTATAAGTAGCGGTGGGACTAGCCCAATTAGGAGCAGGGTCGCCCACTGCTGTTGACGCAGCACTAAGTAGAGTTTTTACCTCATCTGCAGTCACCCCTGAACCGAGCGTGGGGTTTCCACTAGCATCGATATTCAAAGCTGCTTCAGGACTATCGCCCCAAACATAAGCACTTGCTCCGGCGTTAATTTTAAGGATTTGACCCGCCGAGCCTATGCTTGTAGGTACATCTGCTGCAAACTCAGCAAAGTCTCTTGCTTTAGTTGTCATTATCTATTCCTTTGTTATACATGGTAGACTCTTAGGTTACCCGCACCGCCAGCGCCAGCTTGACCATTGGATGAGTGGCCACCGCCACCGCCTCCAGGAACCGAGCCAGTACCATTTGGGTGAGCACCGCCAACACCTGCGTACAAGCTGCCTCCAGGCACAGAGACCAACGGGTTGCCACCATATTGAATTTTACCGCCACCGCCTCCACCACCAAATATTCCGTTAATGCCAGCGCCAGTATTCACACCCGCATTGGTCCACTCGTAATGCCCCCAATAACCAGTCACCGCACCTGACCAACCTGTTGGCTCGGAGTTTGCGGCAAAAATAAAGTCGTAAGGGGTTTTCGTGCGACCAGAAGCCAAAGTGGTAGATTGAGTCACTATGCCGTCGGGCGCACTAACCATAATTTTATTTGGGAGGTCTGTGGCATGAGTGTCAGCCCAGCCACCAACAAGGGTATTGTAAGCAAAACTGCCGTTTGCAGAAGATGTGGTTATACTTGAAAGGCTACCAGCAGTACCATTACCACCAGAGCCACCAGCACCGCCAGCACCAATAACATAAGCTGCTCCGTTGAAATGACCAGCTGTGCCATAAACTAAGACCGCACCGCCGCCTTTACCACCGCTGCTCGTTGAAGGATAGGATGCACTATTACCACCGTAACCACCACCGCACAGATACATCCAAACAAAGTCAGTATCAGCTAAAGAGCCTTTGCTCCAAGTGCCTGATGATGTGTAAGTGTTGGTAGGGGAAGCGAGGTTTGGAAACACGACAGCTGGTGTGCCTGATGCAATGGTACCCCATTCGTAAGCACTATCACCAGCATTACGCTGGAGTACTTGTCCTGCACTTGCTCCAGTAGGTAGACCATCGCCCCATTCGTAGGCGCTATTACCAGCATTACGCTGAAGTACTTGTCCAGCAGCAGCGCCAGTGGGATATGCAAACGCATCGCCCCAGCCAAATGCTGTTGCTCCTGAGTTTACAGTAAGAACTTTCCCTGCGCTTCCTAAAGAAGCAGGTAAGTCACTAGTAAACTCAGCTGTAGTTACTGCTTTACTCATTCTATTAATTCCCACTCTTGTGTTTCTTCTTTCCAAGAGTAGTTATTACCATCAGTAGGATAAGAAACAGGTGATTGCCAAAAACAAGTGTTTTCGTCTAGTGTCCAACTAGCATAAGGTTTTGGAGAAATAAAAGCATCCCTTTCTGCGTCATACGTCATACCAACCCCTGCATAGTTCTTTCTTAAGGGCGTTCCCCCAAGACTATGGACATTGCCAGAAGTATTATAAGAAGTTTGTATCCAAGCACCGGGACTTGAGTCTACAAAGCTATCAAAAAATTCTGCTTCTGCTACGATTACTTTTTGAACAATATCGTTAATTACTTTTGCATAGTGCATTTTTATTTTCCTTTTATCATGTCACGTAGCGGAGAATAACGATGCCTGAGCCACCAGCCGCACCAGTAACACCGCTGCTTCCACCGCCTCCACCACCTGTGTTTGCTGTGCCAGCAACTCCAGCGCCAGCAACTCCACCAGCACCACCGCCGCCGTTGCCGCCAGTACCGCTCGTATTAGAGGGAATGGCACCTCCACCACCGCCAGCGTAAAATACACCAGAGCCTGTTCTAAGCGAGTTGCTGAGTCCTACACCGCCATTACCACCGTTGCCGCTACTACTGTTTCCACCAACAGCACCTTTTCCGCCGCCGCCAGCGCCAGTATAATTAGAGCCGCAAGCCCCGCCATTATTACCTTGACCTGATGTAGCAGTACCGCCAGCCCTAGAATTAGAAGTGCTACCGCCACCGCCAGAACCACCGTTTCCTCCCGTTTCTGAGGCTGAGTTTTGGTCTGCCGCGCCGCGTCCACCGCCAATCGCTGTTAATCCAAAAACAGAACTGTTATTACCTATAATTCCTGGACTTCCATTGTAATTATTTCTGGCACCTCCACCACCGCCAGCACCAATAACAATAGGGTATGTAACACCACCAGCTTTTGAAACTTGGCCTGTAATCAAGCCACCAGCACCACCGCCTCCACCGCCGCTGCTGCTTCCATGACCTGCTGAGTAGTATGAAGAACCGCCGCCGCCACCACCAGCTATAATTAAATAGTCTACAGCGGAGCTTACTGTAGCCCCTTCAGCAACAAAATTTCCAGAAGATAGAAACGTGTGAACTGTGTAAATACCGTATGTTGTTTTAATACCGCCTGAGCCACCAAATGGTTGGATTGAAGGTGAGTCTCCAAGGCCAAGAGACCCCCAAATATTGGCATTTGCCGTAGCGTCAGTACAAATAAACCCCTCGCCGCTTGTAGTGTTAATCCACATATGCCCAATGGCTGATGGATTTGTAGTAAGTGTTGGGTTTCCAGTGTTTACAGTAGTATCACTTAAAGAGTTAAAACTAGCAGAAGCATCGCCCCACTCGTAAGCGTTAGCGCCAGAGTTTACTTTTAGTACTTGAGAAGCAGAACCTATGCTAGAAGGAACATCCGCTGCAAAGTCTGCCATTTTTCTTGTTATAGTCATATTAGCCCCCTATGGCATGGTAGGCCAGTCAGCTTCCTGAAGGTTAGGCCAATTTGCGTGAGACGGAATGTCCCTTAACGCTGTTGAATAGTCTTTCCAAGCTTGACTTGGGACTAAGTCTGAACGAAATCGCCAGTCAGTAGCCGCAAGTAAAGTATTTCGAGTTTCTCTGTTAGCTTCAGCTGCGCGAGTATCTGCTGCGTTGGCCCAAGCTAGTTCTTCTGCATTACGCGCTGTTTCTTCAGCTGCTGTAAACTGGACGTTTTGTCCATTTATATTATGAAATCTTGGCATAAACGCCTCCTTTATACATGATAGACTCTCATATTACCTGCACCACCTGCCTTTGCCTGTGCGCCGGAACCTGATCCCGCTACTCTACCACAGCCGCCCATTCCACCTGGAACTGATCCCGCTGTTGTGCCTGTGGTCGTTTGTCCGCTAGCCAAATATTGATGCACTCCAGAGTTACCGCCGAATAAAGAAGTTCTTACATAGGTGTTATTTACTGTGCCTAGAGTAGCAAAACCTCCTCCGTTGAAAACTGACGTTTGAACTGATCCGGTCGAGGCAGATATTAAATTTAAAAATACGTTTGCCACTCCATCCTTCGCGGCGAATACACTTCCATCACCCGTGATCTTAACATACGCATCGTTAGTGCTTTCGAAGACTTGACTGGCACGACCATTCGTTAAGGTGTTATTGGATTGGGTAACTGCGGTTATAGTACCCGACCCACCGTAGCCTGTAAAGACTCTAATGCCAACGCCACTTGCTTGTGTGAATGTGGTGTTTCCTCCATTCCCTCCGTGGTTAGGGTTGCCGTTATTTGCTGCCGCAGTACCGCCAGCGCCAATTACATAAGCGCCACCGTTAAAATCTTTAGCAGTGCCAACGATTATGCGGCAAAAACCACCCGAACCAGTTGCAACTGGGTCAGGAGCTGTCCAGCCACCTGAACCTCCACCAACTAAATAAATCCAAACTACTGCATCATCAGCCAGACTGCCCTTGGACCAAGTGCCGCTGGAAGTATAAGTGTTTGTGGGGTTGCTCCAATCAGGTAGTGTCGGAGGAGAATAAGCAGTTGATACCGCACCCCATTCATAAGCCGTTGCTCCTGTATTAACTACTAAAGCTTGCCCTGCAGTCCCGATAGCATTAGGTGCATCGGAGCCGAAGTTAGCAAATTCTCTTGCTCTTGTCATTTAAGAATTCCTTATTCCGCACATTACAATTTCACCTGATGTTATATTACCACTACCAAACTTAAATTGAATCGCATTTACTTCATTTGTATTGATAAAAAATGAATTAATATAATCACCACCAGCACCTGGATAATAATAACCATTTGTATGAAAAACACCTACTTCACTCTGTGATACCGTATATGCACTAGCATGTGGTTTTATTATTCTAAATTGTCCTGAAATGCCATACTCGTTTGTATCGTTACCAGCCGGAACCTGATGATGGATATTAAAACCTGTTGTATCAGTATTAGCATTCAGATGATAGTTGCCATTAGTAGTGTCGTAACTACTGCCGCCGTTTACACTTGCATAGGCAAACAGGAGTTGATTATCAGTAGCAGGTTTTACATGATTTAAATAAAACACATAATTATCATATTTACTTGAGTCAAAAGCTGTAAAACTAGCAGAAGCAGCACTTGATAATTCACCAGATGAAGCTATAAATACCGTAGCGCCTCCTGCGGGAGTTGACCAAGAAGTAACTCCACTACCGTTTGAAGTTAACACTTGGCTAGCATCACCATCGTTGTTAGGGAGTGTTAGTGTGTAACTTGCTCCTGCACTATGGGGTGGGCCTTTAATAGTAACACCGTGGGTGTTGACTTCACAGTTTAACTTGAACTGACCTGCACCCTTAGTAGAGTTACCCTTAAACACTACTGCACCAGAACCGTTAGGATCTAAGTCAACGTTATTATTAGAAGCCGAAGTAATACTTTTATTATTAGTATCTAAGTTTCCACCAAGAGTAGGGGAAGTATCACCATCAATACTTACAGAGTTAATGTCAGAAATAGCATACTTTTGAATCTCTACACTATCTCCTGCTTGAGCTCCCGTTGCTAGTACTATTGAACTTCCGTTAGACGCCGTATAGTCGGCATCAGGAAGCTTAAGACCATTAACGAATACTTCTACTTGATTAGGAGTGTAGGTAGTAGTGAAAGTTGTTTGAGAAGCTGTAGCTGTAAAGGCTGCATTAGTAATTACTGCCGCTGCTGCGTCTAAACTACCTACTGTGTACTTAACAATTTCTAGTACAGACCCTGCTTGAGTCCCTGTATCAAGTACTACAGTAGAGCCATTAGAAGCCGTAAAATCAGAGTCAGGGAGCTTAATACCGTTTAGATAAACGTCTATAGCACCTGCTGTGTAAGTAAAGTTAAAAGTTGTTTGGTTAGCCGTTGCAGTGAACTCTTGAGCAGTTCTTACTGCTAGTTGAGCGTTAACCGCTGCTACCGTAAACTTTTGAACAGTAAGAATATCTCCTACTGTGGCCCCTGCGGTTAATACAATAGAGGAACCGCTAGTCGCAGCGTAATCCGAGGCTTGAAGTTTAACACCATTAAGATAAACAGTAACTCCCCCCACATCATAACTGTGAGTAAAATTAGTTTGTCCTGCTACAGCAGTAAACTCTGTCTCAGTATAAGAACTTGTGGGCAGAGTATAAAGGCTAGAGACCGTAAACTTTTGAACGCTTAGTATGTCACCAACAGTAGCGCCTGTTGCTAGTACAATACTAGTACCGTTAGTAGCTGTGTAGTCAGCAGCTTGTAGACGTACACCGTTAAGGAAGACTTCAATAGCCCCTGCAGTGTAATTAGCAGTAAACGTTGTTTGATTAGCTGTAGCTGTAAACTCTAGTTCTGAAAGTACTGCTGCTTGAGCGTGAACACTCTGCACAACAAACTTTTGAATGTCTAGAATGTCTCCGGCGTTAGCACCAGAAGCAAGAACAATAGCAGAACCACTAGAAGCCGTATAGTCAGAGTCTTGTAGTTTAATCCCGTTAAGGAAAACAAACACACCTCCTACGTCATAAGTCAAGGAAAAAGAAGTTTGACCTTGAGTAGCTGTAAACTTAACTTCGCTTAGTACTGTGCTTTTAGCAACAATACCTGAAACTGTAAAGGCTTCTACTTCAAGAGTGTCTCCTACAGTACAAGCGTTATCAAGGACAATAGTAGTACCAGTAGTAGCTGTAAAGTCACTAGATTGTAGGCGTATACCATTACGATAAACATTAACAGCGTTAGGCGTATAAGCTACAGTAAAGGTTGTTTGACCTGCTGTAGCAGTAAACTCTGTTTTAGTCTGCATAGCAGTTGGTTGTGCTGCTACGGGAGACATTTCTACTACAGTGCCATCAGTTTTCTTTGAGTAAAGTTTCTGGTCAGCTAGGTTAAGAGCTAACTCTCCAGGCTCCAAACTACCAGCAGAAGGAACACTACCAGTAGTCGAAGACTTTTTATGAATAATTTTAGTTGCCATTGGGCTAGTTCTCCATTGTGTGTAGGAAGGAGGTGACTATAGAGCCACCCCCTCAAAGAGTTGTACGGGCTTAGTACGTGCCACCATCAATAATAACGCTCTGCAAGGTTTCATCACCTAGATCCCACGCATCGCTGGTTTCATTCCAGACAAAAGTCTTGTTGGCTGCTGTACCGCGCTCCACTTCAATACCACTGTTAGCGGAGGGTGTGCC